GACCTTCGCATTACTAACGCACCATGCCATCATGGGCGACGCGTCGTGCACCAGATCGCCACCGGCGACGCGGCGCTCCGTCGTCTTGATTGCGCCCGCAAGGCGCCAGCCCTGTGAGACGCCGACGATGAACTCGTCCCGAGCGATTCCGCGGCCCTCGATCGCTTCCACAATCGCCCCGATCCCTGCGACGTCGACGCCGATCTTGTCCAGGAGGCCCATCACCCAGACTCGCTCGACGATGTCAGCGACCTGCTCGACGTCCTCGCCGATTGACCCAACCAGCACCAAGTCTCCATCGCGGGCGAAATCATGGAACCGGGGCGCCTCTTCCTTGCGGCGCCGCAAGACTGATGGATGCGCCCAGGCCCTGCACCAAGACAGCCAGCGCTGGCCGCCTTTCTCTCGGCCAGCCAGAGCCAGCCCGAGCAAGTCGTCCAGGCCGCCGCCATCAATGCCGACGTCAACAACTTCGACCCGGCTCAGGAATTCATCAAGTGTGAATCGCTCACCAGCCGCCTCCCAGAAGTCCGCGCCGGCCCAACGCCCAGCCCGAAGATTCAGGCCGATCTGAACGTTCAGGTGCTTCGCCAGGAAGGTCTGAAACGCACCATCCTGCTTCGACTGGTTCTTGCGGAGTTGATCCTCTAGCCATTCGGCGCTCACAGAGCGGCCGATGTTCGGATTCGTGATGTAGAAGTTCTCGGGCTTGAGGTATGCCTTCGACTCCAGCATATCCGGCGGGAACTCATAGAGCACCCCAAGCGCCTTCCTGTCGACGATCTTTCCGTCGCGGACATCGCGGAAGTAGTCGAGCTTGTCCTTGAAAACGCCTGCCGGCTGGTCGTCGCTCTGCGTGGTTAGGTAGATGATCCACCCCTCCTCGCGCGATACCTGGCCGCCCGTCGCCTCCATGAACATGCCCTCGGCGTTCGCTCGGCTTCCGAAAAGCCAGTGTTCATCCACCAGTACCCGGCCGGACTTCTTGCCTGAGACGGTATCCGTGTCGGCCGCCACCACCTTCAGCGATGCGCGCGTCACGCGGTGCGTGATGGTGCGGATGTGGTCCTGGATGTGGAATAGCTCCATCAGCTCGTCGTCGGCCCGGATCATCCCGGCCGCGGGCTTGAAACTGTTATCCGCCACCTCCTTGGTCGGCGCGAGGATCAGGTGTTCCTCTTCCTCACGCCAGCACATGATCAGCGCCGTCAGCATGATGCCTGCTGCGATTGTCGATTTCGTGTTCTTCTTGCTGATTAGGAGGTAATACTCCCTGATCATCTGCTTGCCGGTCTCGGCGTCATAGCCTCCGAATATGGCGGCCACGAAGTCGAAAACCCACTGCTCGCTACACTCACCGAACGTCGGCCTGCCAGGCAAGTCCGTGACGCGCAGCTCCCTGAAGATTGCCAACGCGCGCGCCGCCTCATCTGGAAAGATCGGCGCCGGGATGATCGAGCGGCGATCGACCAACCGCTGCGCCCAATCTAGGCACGCTGTCGACCACTCCATAATCAGACCCTGCTACCGCCGACTGCAGCGAGCTTTGGTGGTGCCGACGGCGCGAATCGGCTGTGCGCCTTCTTCGCCGCCTCATCCTTCGCCGCCTTCTTACCAGTGACACCGGGCTTAGCGACCTCGTATGGCACCGCCTGAATCGCAGCTTGGAATCGCAATTTTTCTTCCTGCGTTGGGTCTCGATAGATCCGCTGCAGATAGGTCAGCGCGTCCAGATCCTTCTCGAGCTCTGGCGCAGCAGGCGGCGCAGCAGGAGCGGCCGGCGCCTCAGGAGCAGTGCCAAATGGCCAACTCGCCGGGGTATCTGGCTTCTTCACGCCACCGACCGTCAACTGCGTAGCCAAAGCCTTCGCCTCACGCGCAGCCTTGGCGCGAGATCGGGCACTGTCAGGATTGGGCTTGCGGCCCGCACCGGGCCGCGCTCCACCGCGTGGCATATTCAGCTTTCATCAGTGCAGCAGCCTTCATTCCTCCGTCAAGGGAATGCGCCTTCCTGCTGTTGCAAATCCAGTGCGCACACTGGACGTTCTCGCGCGAATGCGCGCCATCCTTCGCAAGCGGTACCTTGTGGTCCAGCGAGGGGCGAAGGTGCTTGTCGGGCGACTCCGACCTATCGACAGGCAGATGGCAGATCTGGCAGACCCACCCATCTCGCTCGAAGATGCTCTTGCGCCAAAACCGCTCATAGCCAGCGCCGAACTTCTTGGCGCGCCGGCGATCCTGTGCTGCGGCGCGCGCCTCCTTTTCGGACGGCCACACCCTTGATTCCGGGTAACGACGGCACTCAAGGCTGCAAACCTTTTGTCCGTTCCACCTGTTCGGCCGGAAGATCTCACCGCAAGTCGGGCATGGCATCGGCGCACCAAGGCGATAGCCTGTTTCCTTGCAGGCCGCGCTGCAGTATTTGCGAAAGGCCGCGTTCTGGGCGAATGCTTCGCCACACTCTTCGCAATTTCGCGCCCTTGCCAATATTCGCTCAGCGAGCAGCGCCACTCGCAACTCAAGCGCGCGACGCTCTCCAATGCGAATTTCCAGGGGTCTCGTCTTGGATCCGCGCGGGCGGCCAGCGCCCGGCCTGGCGCCGCCTCTTCCCATGTGTCAGAACCTTTGAAATTGGCCGCTGCGTTCGGCCTTTTTGAATCCGTTTGATTCAGTGCGACGGTTTCACCCACGCTTTTTTCGTCGTACGTGAGCCCACATGCGGTTTCGCGGCTCCAGATCCCCAGCTTTTCACCTCCCCCACCCCCTCACGAAGGGGTCGCCGGCAGCCGCCGAGGGGCGCCACCGCCACGATCGCGATTGCGATTGCGATTGCGGCAGGGGGTTGAGCAGGTCCGTGGCGAGAAGCCCGAATTTCGGTGTTCTAGGCAGTCTGGCCGCGCGCCCGCCGCGACGCCGCCGTCTTCCTGACGTGGCAATCGTGGTTGATCGCGCGGAGGTTCGAGTCGTCGTTCGTCCCGCCGTCAGCGAGCTCGATGACGTGGTCGACCTGGTGTGCCACGAGCAGACGACCGGATGCGCGGCATTCGTCGCAGCGGCACAGCCCGTTGTCGCGCCGCATGATGCGATCCCGCGTCCTCATCCAGCTGCTGCCGCGCGGCCGCTCCGCGGTCGGAAGCGATGCGATCGGCTTGGCGGCCAGCGTGCGGACGCGTGCGGGCAGCATCTTGACGACCATGCCTGCTCCGAATGAGAAAGACCGCCGCGGATTGCTCCAGGGCGGTCTTGGTGATCTCTGCTTGCTTCGGGGACGGATCGGGCTGCCGTCTGGCATCCCGAATCACTTGCCCTTTGCAAGGTGCCGCGATTGTGGCACAACTTTCAAAGGAATCAAAGACCTTTTCAATCCGACTCGTTCGCGGGGGCTATCGCGGTCGCAAGCATCGTTTCCATTGCCGTCCTCCGCATCACCCGGCGCAAGCCGCCGCGCGCACGGTGCGCGAGCAGTTGCTCAGTGCGGTATCGCGATGCGAAGAAGCGCAAGCCGGCCAGGTGGCGCTCGCACGACACGGCCGGTGGAATCTTGGCGATCCTGAGCTGCGCCGCGGCCGGGAGCCGCTTCGGCACGTACAGGATCTGCAGGATGACCCGGAAGCGCTCCTCGACGCTGGCGAGCGCGCGCTGCACCAACTGCACGTCGACCTCGTGCATTAGAACTTCGCGCGGCTCGCGATCGTCGTCGTTCGGCGGAATGGCGTAGCGGCCCTCCGCGCTGGCGCAGTGGTGCTTGCGGTACCGGTCCATCACGGCGCGGCCGTAGCGGGTCAGGATCTCGTCGACGTCCTCGAGCTCGCGCGGAATGTCAGCGGTGATCGGTTGTTTCATGCGTCGCTCCTCATTGCTTTGCTACCCAGGACCAGCATTCCGGCGTCGCGGCCGTGCTCGTTCGTTTGCTGCTGCCAGCCGCTCAGGCGCCGGAACATCGCCGCGTCGACCTTTTCGCCCTTCTGCTTGGGCGACAGGGTGCGATAGGGGATGTTCGAGTCGCCCAGGAATTCGGCCCAGATCTGGCAATCGCGGCGCACACTGCCGGCGCCCATCAGCCGGTCGCGATCCTTCTTGGGGTCGCGGTCGCCGAACCAGGTGCGCATCCGAGCGTCCTCGAAGACGACGTGGTTCAGCGTGCGCGCATGGCGCGACTCAAGGACGAGCCACATCGCCCGATGGATCGACATCGTTTCGATGAGCTCGAAGCGGCGATGCTCAGGAAGCCAGACGGCGAAGCCCGTGTGAACGCCGGGGTCGATCCCGATGATCTTCATCCCCAGCTCTCCAGTAGCTCTGACGTGTCGGGAATCTCGACGCCTGCCGGCCATGAGCCGAGCATGACGAGCAGCGTCACTGTCGCCGCATGCGCGTGCGCCCAGAGCTTCTTTCGCTCTGCCTCGGTCAGGCTGCTGCCCTGGTCGATGTCGAAATGGCAGCCTATGCAGAGGCTGGCGCACCTGTTGTCGTCCGCTTTGATCGCGCCACCCTTGCCATGCCCCCAATTGCAGTGCGCGCCGCAGACTGTTCCGTCGTCCAGCCCGCAATGCTGGCAGGGGATGGTCCGGTAGGCGCGCATCAGTGCTTCACTGCGGACATAGTCGTGCTTGGGGGTGACGATCGGCGGGGCATCGATGCGAGCCGGGATGCGCCACGCGGTCGGCTTGGCGAGCGTCAGCGTACGCTCGGTCTTCTCGCGCGGGCGCCAGTGCGATGCGAAGCCGCTTCGCTTCATTGAGGAATTGCGCATCATTCGTCGTCCACCTCGTGAAAGCCGCGGCGCGGCGTGCGCGCGGGCGTCGCCGGCGTGAAGCGCGGATCCTGGTCGCTCTCGACCCAGCGCTGCCGACTACCATCGAAGTCGAGTCCGAAGTCGCCAGTCGCACCGGATCGGTTGGCGGCGATGTCGCAGCCGATCAACTTGTGGCCGCTGCTCAGCATCCGCGCGAACCACAGGAAGACGATCGCGTCGGCGTCCTGCTCGATCGCGCCAGAGTCGCGCAGGTCGGACAGATTCGGCCGCTTGTCGGCACGCTTCTCGACGTCGCGATTCAGCTGCGACAGCAGGATCACCGCGCAATCCAGTTCCTTCGACAGCGCCTTGACGCCGCGGCTTATCTCCTCGATCTCAGCGTTCCGGTTCGGCGCGCCGCGCTGCGCGCTGCCGGAGCAGAGCTGCAGGTAGTCGATCACGAGCAGCTTCAGTCCCTTGACGAAGCGAGCCTTCGATCGGATGTCGGCCAATGTCAGGCCGCCCTGGTCGTCGATCCACAGCGGCAGCCGCGTCAGGCGCTCGCAGCCTTCCGAGATGCCACCCCAGTCCTCGTTCGAGAGCTTGCCTGTCAGCAGCCCGGAATAGCCGACGCGGCCCAGGTTGGCGATGCCACGGTCGACGACCTCCTCGTCCGGCATCTCCTGCGTGAGGATCAGCGTCGGGAGCTCCTCGCGATCGGCGATCGTCATGGCGATCTGCGCTGCGAGACTCGTCTTGCCGATCTTTGGCCGCGCCGCCAGGACGTAGACCTTGCCCGGTCGCACGCCGCCATTGAGCTTCAGGTCCAGCGATGAGATTCCCGTGCGCCAGGCCGGCGGCACATTGCCCTGGCTCAGGTCGGTGTAGTGGTCGATCCGGCCGATCGCGATCTCGCTGACGTGGCGCGGCATCTTGCGGTTCGGCTTGTGCGCGAGGCCGCTGAAGAGCGAGGTCACCGCTTCCATGCGCTCGCCCAGCTCTCCGTCACCGTCGGCGATCTCGTCGGCCTGGGCGATGGCGCCGCGCAGCTGGCGCTCGAGCGACGCGATGCGTACCGCCTCGGCATAGCGCTTCGCGCCGCGACTTGTGACCTCCGAATGCGCGATCTCCAGCAGCGTGGGCAGCTCGACGTTGCTATAGCCGCGCGCCAGCACCTCGCTGTGCACGGTGATCGGGTCGACGCCCTTGTGGGCCAGGATCATCGACGAGACGACCTCGAAGATCGTACGGTTGGTCGTCGCCGAGAAGTCCGCCGCGCTGACGATGGTTCCAATGCGGTCGTAGCAGCTCGGATCGTTGATGAGCGACGCGAGAACGCCGTATTCGGCGTGAGTGTCGATCGTGCGGCTCAATGGGAGCTCCCGGCGGGAGTTGGGCGGCAGACCTGTTTGCCGTCGGCGCCCATGCGGGGCGTGATCGTAGCTCCGATCAATCCACCGCGAATGAGGTACTCGCAGCCGGTCTTGGCATCCACGAGGGGCGTCATACCGCTGCGGCCGTTGGGCGGATCGCTATCGTCTCGCGCCGGCGGCAGCAGCCCGATCGCGATGATGAGGAGGCTGCCGAGGGCGATCCAGGCTAGGCAATCGAGTAGGCGGGTCATGCTTGCTCGAACTCGCGCATGGCCCGCGCGAGCTGCTCCATGATGTCGACCTCGATAATCCGGTGGGCATGCACACGAGCGTGCTCGGAAGCCACTGCAGGGCCGATCCCGTCGAGGGGCGTTGCCCGGTGCATCACCAGTGCCAACTCAAATTGGCGCACGCGGCCACAGAGCCGCGCCAGTCTTTCGAACTTCTCGGGGGTCATTGCGTGATCTCCTTGTTCTCGTAGTTGCCCTGAAGCACCTTCGCGAAGTTCGATTCCTTCACGAGCCAGTCCAGGCAGCAGTTCGACCAGCGCCCATCGCGCCCGGTCAGAAAATCCGATCCCTCGACGTAGCCGAAGAACCGGGCGAAGAAATCGAGCGCCTCGGCCGCCGTCGTGGCGTAGCGCTGGCCGGCGCGCTTGCCGGTGCTGCGCTTGGCCGTAAGCACCCAGCGCCAGCGGGCGCGGAGGTTCTTCGCCTTCGTGCCGGCCCAAAGCTCGGGCATCGGCTGCGGAAGGCTCGGCACCTTCGCGGCGAAGAGCTTCAGGAGCTCCAGGTGCGGACAGTCCGGAATCGGATCACCACCGCCGGAGGCGCCATCGGCGCCGACGAGGTGATGAGTCTTCGAAGAAGACGAATCACCGATACCTTCTTCCTCTTCTTCTTCAGGCGGTTGCCCACGCGTGGACAACGGTTGTCCAACGGTTGGATTCGCATGCAAGTCGTTGATCTTCTTGGCGGCATCGTCGTTGGACACCAGGGCGAGCGGGG